GATCAGGGTTCCTTACAGGAGAATGGACAGTGCATGGGATCGCCCATGTCGTTCCCCATTCTGTGTATTGTGAACGCTGCTATCTTTGGCCTTGCTTACGACTACTGTGGAGGCGATGTCCTTCAGGCCCCTGTTCGGGTGAATGGGGACGACATCGTCTTTCGAGGTTCCAGGCGACGTTATGATCTCTGGTGGCGGCTGAACCGGATGGTCGGCTTTCTTCCTTCAAAAGGAAAGAATTACCGATCTACCCAATTCGTCAACATCAACTCTCATACGTATGTTTTGAAAAGGAATAAATTGATCCCTACCGTGGAAACATGGTCTAGGGTTCCGGTCGTCAATTCCGCACTTTTGCAAAACATGATTCGCAAGGGGCCGAACGCAGGTGAGAAGAATCCTCAACCTTGGATGAGTCTTAAGGCTAACTACGACTGGCTCGTGGAAGGCTTTAAACCGAGGATGACCTCTGCATTACGCAGGGTGTTCATCAGAGATCTCGGGATACCAGAGGAAGTTCCTCTCGACCTACCCACCCGATGTGGGGGCCCAGGATTCGTTTGCGGTTCTTACAGCGACGATGCACGGATGCTTTCTTCCCTATTTCTGACAACTGAAGACCCCGTTTCCTTCTTAGGAAAACGTCCTTCTATTGTTGATAATAGCAAGATTGCAGAGTGCCTTCGAGACTGGAGTGAGCCAAGAACCTATTCTGAGGTCACGTACGAACATCCGAAAAATCCGTACGCAAAGATCGATGAGGGGGCGATGGGCGCGTCTGACATTTTGGGACAACTCCTTCTGTGCGAGGAAGAACCGGGTCGCAAACTCCCGGCTCAATCCGATCAACCTTGGAAAGACGTGGTTGTCGGGCCTTATCAGCATCCAACCTTCCTCCGTAGGGTGAAGCAATACGAGCGAAAGCTCCGAAAGTTTTATTCGAAGGGGAAAGTTTGGGGGGCGTTCTCTCACATCATTACCGGGCTGAACCCAGATGATTCGGAGAGACTGCACTTGGCTGATCAGGATACGTGTGCCGTCCTTGATGGCAACTGGCAGAAGGTGTCGGTTCGTTGGAATTCCAACGTCGTCCATGTAGATCTGAAGGACATCAACTTCTGGTCCGACGTTGAGAGGCTCTGAAAGTTCCGCGAGAG